CATCACGACACCACTCATATGCTTTGGTTCCCATCTCTTTGATGGAATCCATTACTCCTTCTTCGTTACCTTGCAGCAAGCGCAGCTCAAGACTGTTAGCAAAGAACACACCGGCTGCGTAATGCGCCGCTGGGGTGCGCTTATTGTTCAACAGGTCTTCAAGCCCTTCCAACACCATTGTGGGGTGTTCCAAAGAGCAACCGCACTCACAGCCAGCAGTTTCGCTACACTCAACCCCAGCAACAAAATCAGGCTCTTCATCAAGGGCCAAACTACTGTAATCACCTGGTGCAAATTCTTCAACCCCAGCGAGCATGCCATTGTGCGAAACAATAAACGTATCGACAATTTCCAACACACGTTCGCAGTAAGCAAACCGACCAATCAGGTAATGTAGATTATCGAGTTGATCAAGACCATCGAAACGCCCTTTAAGGTCCATGATGAGCGAGTTGGCTTCATCGATCCAAAGCTCAACACCAGAATCCTGATCTTTATCTTTACTGCGGTTACCCGCCGCACATGCCATGATAGCAATAGTGCGGAAATCTTCACGGATGCCATTTGTCATGTTGAGATGCAACGTTACCAGGTAGCTGTTAAGCGCCTTGTTAACTTTCATCTCATTGGCATCAAAGTAAGCAATATCGTTAGACATTGCACTTAGTACTTGATAAGCCCGTTCCAAACGATCCTGGTCAGTTACCTCAGAATCTAAATCCATCCCTGCGTTACTAAACATCCGCCACAGGACTGGGTTACCCTCTCGCGTTGGATGTTCCTTAGACGAGAGGAGGAGACCCAATAGCTCCAATTCAAATTTAGCTTTCATGAGTCACCTTATTTAGTTTTCAAAACCAAGACACCGGTGTAGATCGGCGACTTAGTAATCTCTACATTGACAATGTTCGCATCACCGCTGAGAACCACTTCACTGACTGCCAGGTCGTCGATACCAAAGTAAGCAACCCATGCTTTAAATACAGCGGTGTAATCGGTAACATCTACTTCCTCGTAGATCTTCCCCGCAGGGATAACCTGGGTACCAAACAGGTTTTCCAGATTTACTTTCTTGACTACAATTACTTCACTTTGTGTAACGATCTTAAACAAAGAACCGTTAACGTTAACAACACGCCCTGGGGTATCTTTGATGAACTGATCGACGATAAGAGCTTTGCTAATAACGGTCATTTGTCTTCGCCCTCTTTCTTGGAAGGTTTGTCAACAGCTACAGTGGCTACTGACAAAGCGGAGTTAATAGCTTTGAAGAAAACAGTCTCCAAAGTCTTGATGTTTGCCATCGCCATGTTGACAATTTGTTTAGTATCGTCAGCAACCTTTTTGGCAGTGGCTGGATTATCAATCTCCAACTGTTGCCCTACAGCAATTGCTTTATTGAGCGTGGCGATTAACACATTTTCCAGCTCAGTAATTTCTTTAGTGTAATCACCAAAGTCATCATTAGTCTTGCTGATTGCATTAATGGCGCCGTTAACCGAGCTAGTGGTAGCTTTATATTTCAAACCGTTGACGGCTTTAGTAATACCGGCAGTAGGCTTGGCAACCAGACGGCCTTTAGGGTTAACGGTCAGCGTAACACCGCCAACAAAAGCACCTGGCTTGACTACCTTACCAAGATTAGTAACAAACTCGGTCTCTGCATTCTTAAAGCCTTCAGCAGCATGACTGAGCTGGCCTTCGTTAATAGTCAGACCATTGATCTTCTGAACATATTCTTTAAGACACTTAATGTAACCAACACCAACTTCATTGATTGCTTTACCAACTTCAGCAACCTTAGTTGGAACCCAGTTGATGTCACTACCTGGCTTACCTGGGGCATTCCAAATAGCGGTGTAGTCTTTAGGGTAAAGAACATCACCTTCCTTAACACCAACTTCTTTAACAACCTTGATGAGCTTTTCAGTGGCTTGATCGGTAGCACGTTTCTTGCTGGTAAAGAAACTGAAGAGCCATTTAAAGAACTTCTTAATGTTCTCAACCATGTAGGTTAGACCACTCTTAATGGTAGACCAAATGCCTTCGTTACCTGCAACGTCAGGAGTTACATGTTGGAGGTTACGCTGCAAGAACTGATAGTAGGCTTCCTTACCGGCAACCTCACCATTACCGTTGTACTCGTCGGCAAGTTCTTGTACATCGGCATCGCTTTCAACCAGCCCGGAATCAGGGTTGCTTGCTTCCCATACCTCTTTTACGGTTGGGGTGTTTACATAACGCAAATTAAGCACAGTATCGGACATGATAGAAATACCTGGCAATGAATAGAGGCGACCTATAGCATTTAAATAAAAATGCAAAAAAAAGAAATAGTAAATACCACCACCAGGTTTCCCCAGTGGTGGTATTTATTTAGAGCAGACCAGCTTAAGCAGCGTTGCCGAAGCCGATGTGAGCGCTGACGCTGTCCAGGATAGCGCCGATACCGTTCAGCACGGTACGTTCTACGTTGGAAGTCATCTTGGCGGCCAGGCCGTAGGTTGCTTTAACAACAGCAACTTTGCTTGCCACGTCGGATTTCTTGTCAGCGTCGCCGGCGGACAGGTTGTTCAGCTTGCCGATGATCTGATCGCGAGTAGTGTTGGTGAGCTGTTTGCTCAACTTGCTGTCGCGAGCAGCGGCGATACCAGCCTTGGCGTTGTCCAGGGCGGAGATCAGGCCGGACTTGTCGGCTTTGGCTTTGACTTCAGCGCCGGAAGTCAGTTTCTTGGCTTCTGGAGCTTTACCAACCGACACGGATACCGAGCGGATTGCCGAAGCAGCTTCAGCCAGGGTGGTGATCGAAGGATCGGAGAAGCTGGCAACCATGCGGATACCGGCCGACTGAGACAGAGCAACGTCTTTCGAACCTTGCTTCTTCTCGTTGTACTTGCCGAACGCGCGGGCGTCTTCCTTGATGCCGGAGACCAGTTCGCTGTAGGCGGATTTCACGCCTGCAACGGAGATGCCGTCGACTTTGGCAGCTTCAGCAACCAGAGCACCGATGCCTTTACCGATACCAGCACCGCCGGCGCCTTTGGTTTTCACGCCTTGACCGGTCAGGCCGGAAGTGGCGTAGTCGATATGGGCGTTCCAGCTACCCAGTTTGATCTTGTCCTTCAGCTTCGCGCCACCGTTGATACGGGTACGCAGGTTGGCTTCTTGCTTGGCCAGGCCGTCCAGCTTGTTGAACAGGCTGGTGAAGAAACCGATGATGACGTTGAAGATGTGCTTGATGAAGTTGACCGCGCCCGAGGCCCAGTTCTTCAGGGTTTCACCGATGGCTTCGATGCCGGAGCGAATGTGCATGTTGGCGGTAGCGGCGTCGGACATCGACTCAGCACCAACGCGGCCAGCTGCGAATTCGCAACCCAGTTTCTCGCCGAGTTTGACCATGCGGTTGTAGGTCGAAGCGGCCGACACGGAGTTGAAGTTGCCGGAGCTCAGCAGCGATTCCAGACCGTCAACGCATTCCTGCACTTCTTCGACAGCTTCTTCCAGCTCTTCGACTTTGTCGACGAGTTGAGCGATTTCGCCGGTTTGCTCTTCGATAGCGGCGGTGGCTTCGGAGACTTCGGCCTTGATGGTGGCTTCGACTACGTCGCCCACTTCGGAGGCGATGTTCGATGCGGATTCGTCCAGGCCCAGTTCTTCGGCGCCCAGCAGCATGTCAAGTGGGTTCATCTTGTAGATCCTTTTTCGTTAACGAGAGAAATTTGTGTGTTTGGAAACGTTTCACACGAAGACGCCCAGTACACCATGAATGTACCGGTCGGTATAACAGACCACTCTTGGAGTGAATCCGCTATAAAATGCGAGAGCTGCTGGTTCACCACCTAACAACTTCTCTGCATCGTTCTGTGCGCTCTTACTAACACGTTCAAGTTGACTCATGTTAGTCTCAACGGTTTTAACCATCTCGCCCCAAGACTTGATAAAGCTCAGGTAACTTTCATAAGACTGCTTGAAGCGTTTGTGCATAGCATTCACTTTATCCAGCTTAGTCAACAAATCGTTGATGTCAGATTTGGATACTGTGGCAGAACCCGCCGACCCCTCAGGTGAGTCTCCGTTCATAAGATACTTAATATCCGACGAATCAAAAACCATTACCTTACCGCCAGGAAGCACGTCACTGGAGTAGTTAGCCCCATCATGATGTGGAAAATTCATCCCTGGATATTTGAGGTCTTCGTACTTATCGATTACTTTGTAAATGTCTTCGGTTGTTTTAACACCCTTGAGTTCACGCAACACCGCCATGCGTTTATCAAGGAATGTTAGAAGATCCTTAGCATGTTTATCAACGTGCTCCAACGTTTCCAACAAGGTGTCCATATCCTTGCTGATAGTGGAGTGGTCGCCAGTACTAGTGATGAGTTTGACCTTGTCCTTAGAGAACTTGATCTCGTTATCGTCGTTCTTGGAAAACTGCGTAATGATCTTTTTAATGAGGACATCGTTGTCGCTAAAGGCACGGGTGAGCAAGTTGCCAGCACCGCCAAGTACATGAGCAAAGGCAGCTACTGTTTTACCACCGACCCATCCGACAGTAGTAAGAACACCACCGCCTAGGGATTTCATACCTTCGCCTAACGTACCCAACACTTCCTGAAAGTCTTCGTTACCAGTCACTGCTTTATGAACCTGGATAGACAATGCTGAAACTTCTTGAGAGTGCTCAACAAGTTCAGCGTGGTTCTCCAGACCCTGTGCGTACAACATTCTCAGTTCGCTCATACCTAACTCCGTTATTGTGGAGCATTAGCGCTGATAGACGTCTCACACAGTTCAATCAAGCCGTTAAAGACCAGCACCAAGTAATTGTTAACAGAGGCACGAGTGGTAAGCATTTCAGTCTGGTTGTGACGAACGATCGACATGAAAGTCGACTGAACAATAGACTTAAGCTCATCATCCATTTGTGACTCGTAAATTGCTTTAACGATGTTGCTAAACTCAACATCATCAACACGATAGGTCTCCAGACCGTCAGCAGCCTTTTGCCACGACTTGAGCGTGTCTTTAAGCAGCTTAATGATGGAAGCGATATCGGTACTGGACAAAGTCTTAACAGCAGCCCCAATGCGCGGATAGCTAACTGGAGCGTTATTCTCGAAACCAACACGATCATGACTGATCATACCGGTAACGTATTCCTGAACACCATCGATATCAGTTGGTGAGTTGTTTACCTTCTCACGACGGATATCGAGGAAGAAGGCACCACCCATCAATTCCACCGACTGCTTAGCAACTGCTTTGCCTGTGGTGTAATCTTTATTTGGATAAGTGCAATCTTTAAAACGAGCCGAGACCAGTGTCTTAGGCAACAACAGAAAGCGCTCTTTACCTTCTTCTTGCCCAACACCGTCAAAGCCGCCAAAGTAGCTCATGGTGTTGTTCAGGAAGTTCTTATTGCTAAGCAGGTAATTAGAACTGAGTGCTGAGATGGTGTTGTTCAACTTGGTAACGTTAGTCACCCAGTTCTCATCCACCTTCTCGTTAACCTTAAACAGGTTAAACAGACGAGTCCCAAGCATGATCTCGGAAGTACCTGCTTTAAAGGTACCAGCCCGAGCAAGACGCTTTTCAAGAAACTCAACCTGCTCATTCAGGCTATCGATGCTTTCAGTGAATACCAGATACGATTCTCGGAAGATTCGACCAATGGAACTGGCATACTCTTTACCTTTACGGAAAAAGTCAGCCAGGAAGTTCTCACAGCCAGCCAGGCGCGTTTTAATGTACTCGGCAGGCATGAGTGTAAATCCAAGCTTTTCAACGCCCACAACGCTTCCTGCTTCGTCTACCGGAAGCTCGACATTCGAACGCTGTAGGAAGTTATCCATTTGGGTAGCGGTCGGGATGTCAATCATCGACGGAGGCGTGGAGGTAAGCACCTTCTTGACAATATCGACACGGTCTTTACTGTCTTCCAACTTGTCTTGAAAGTTCTGAAGTTGCGCACCGTCGCGAGCCATCTCAACAAGTTGAGTAGACTTAACGGTGCTAATCAGCGCCATCTCAGCAGCAAGTTGCAGCTCATCATTGCTCTGCATAGTAAGTAGCTCCACCCAGTAGCAAGAATATACGGCAGACGTCCACAGGACCAACACCCGCCATTAAACGAAACAGGTCGAAGTTAAACAACCGTGCCCCATCACGAAGGGTGCCGTCCAGTGTGCTCTCGGAGCGAGCGCCTGGGGTATACGTTGCTTCATGATAGTGAATGCCTGGACGCAGACGTTCTTCATGAATGTTGATGGAAGTCTTGATAGTGAAGTGTCCTACTTTACCGTTGAGGTAATTCAGGATGTCACGTACCAGACCTTGGAGTGGGCTGTCAGCGTTAACACGCATCCAATCCACAAAGTCACCGCCAGTCAAAACCTGCGCTGTACGGATGACTTCGATAGGAAGGTAGCCTTCCATAAGAACTGAGAAATCATTGAAGCTATCACGACGCAATGCCGATAGGTTACGGAACAGCGTGCTAGCTTCGGTCTCGGACACTTGGGCACCAATGTACCCATTGCCGGTATACCGGAAGTCAGTCATTAATCGTAGTCCCGAATGATAGCTTCGATGGTCGCTTCGTTACGAATGATCTTCTCTTGGTAGATCTCGATCTGGTGGTCGATTTGAGGATCGTTCGTGCCGTCACGTTTGTTGACCGCCTGGGAGATCTTCATGGCGTGAGTTTGGTTCTTTTTGCGCATGTTTTCAATGCGAGCCAGGTTGATATTCTTACGACCCAGACCAATCCAAAAGACTGGGTTCAGGTTGTGAATACCAAAGCCGCGATCGAGAAGATCGATGCTTTTCTTACCGGCAGTGCTTTCCAGCACACTCAACGAAACCTCGGAGACTTCCACGTCGGGAATCTTCTCCAGAGTTTGAACCATCAGACGACCACCTTTCAGCAGCTCTACAGTAAACTGCTTGTAGAAGTCCTGGGTACCCAACATCCATTTTTGATCGTGGACAGAAAGGTATTTGTTAGGATCGGCTTGGGATACCTGAATGGTCAACACCACGTCAACCAGCTTGTTCGAGTAATCAACCCAGAAGCTGATGTATTCGATGAGGTTCATGATGTTGGCTTGACGCAGGGTAACTACCTGGCCATCCCAGATCTTGGTGCGATAGCTTTTGATCAGCTTATCGACACCAGGAAGGATGAAGGCAATGGCCGACAGGCCATACTGAATGGTACCCAGGGTTTCGCTGTTACGGAAACCTTTATCAGCTGCATATTTCAGGATGCTTTTGGTAAGCGTCCAGCTTTCAGCAGTCTGGTCGAAGGTAGCACCCAGGTTATTAGCCTTGATGTTTTCCAGGTTGGCGGTCAGGTCGTTGACACTAACCTGCAACGCTGCCATGAACGCGTAGAGCTCTTGATCAGTGAAACTACGTACCTTGCCAGTGTAAGACAAAATATCCATTACATGCCTCCGTTGAGCAGTTTCACGAGGTCAGACAAATTGTTGCTACCGGAGTCTTTCTTGCTCTTGGTAGCGATGTCTTTACGAGTGTAGATTTCTGGACGAGCGTAGCCGTGGGTGTAGAACGTGAAAATACCACGGTCTTCATCAACAACAACGATGGTGTTGGCTTTAACAGCTTTGAAGATCTCGTTGCGAGAACTTTCATTGGAGAAGCGGCGGCCAATTGCCAGTTCCAGTTGTTGCGCTTTATCACTGGAGAAGATGAAGGTGTTAGCCAGGTTGTTAACCGAAACGATACCGGTACGCAAGGCAGCGACGCGGTTGTTGGTTTCAGCCTTCATTACTTCTTTGTAATAACCGGTCAGGTCTTCATTCTTGATCTTGAAGCGTTCCTTGACAATGTCAGAACCGCTGAGCAACTGAGGAACAGTAATCTCTTTGGCAGCTACCATGTCCAGACGTGCAAACAACCCGTCTTCGATCTTGGCAGCAGAGAACACACGTTCCAGGCTCTTGTCATCCATCGGCACCGGAATCTGACGGAAGGTGAGAGGGAACTCAAGATCTTTACCAGCTTCGGTAGGAATGGTGGCAATAACAGTACGACCCACAGCGAGAGGGGTGTACTCATTCAGGTCAGGCATGGTCTTGCCACCGACTTGAACGTAAGGAGTGAGTTCAGCTTCAGTTTTCTGACGCTGTTCTTTACTCTTAATGTTGGTGTCGATTTTCTCGATACCAGCCAAAGACATTAAACCTGCGCGCTTAGGGTTGATGGAACCAATGAGGTTCTCAACCTTGACACCCATGCCCACAGAACTCTGCATTGCCAGGTGAGTCAGCGTTGCAACAATATCGCGAAGGTTGATGATTTGCATCAAATCGGACATGTATTCCTGGTGGATCGAAGAAGCCTCAATTACCACCATTGGAGCAATGATTGTGCGGGCCGCGCTGGCCTGTACAGACGTGGTGGTAAGCACATTGTATGAACGCGTCAGGTTGTCTGCCACTTGGGCAGCGTCCTTGATATCCTTGCTGTCTGGGTAAAGTTGAGCACTCAACCCCATGAGCAGAGATCCCAGACTAAGTACGCTAGAGATCATGAAAAACACCTCAAATTGTTAGGAACCGAATAATGGCTGATAATCCGCTTAACGGGTGGTTCAACGGGACCCCTGGTAACGTAGCTCCATCTAGCGAACTAGGCAACGGCGGAATCGTCGAAGACTATTTCGATTACGCCTTCAAGGAAAACGGCGGCCCGGGTTATACCAGTTCGCTCATTAACTTGATGCGTGGAGCTCGTGTGCTGGGTCCAGGGAACCAATTGGTCCATATGCCCGACGACACCATAGGATTACTTTTCATGAGTCGTCCTTGTCTTAATTTGTCTGATGTAAACATTGCAGAGCATCCGCAACTGCTCTCATTAATAGATCCTCCTAAAAATAGTCTTAACGCATATGTCAAAGGATTGCTTGATCCGGTATGGGGAAGGTCTAATGGCGGGCAGGTAGAATTCCTTGATCCCTTCTATCCTTGGATTGCTCCGGTGTCCAATTTGATTAAGGTTGCATCTGGATTTCCTGACGTTAGCTTGGCGGTTAGTCGCTCTACTCCTGGGATTCGTAAAGAGGTGTACCAGTATGTTTCTGGCATCCTTAAAGTCTTCTATGACTACGATATGAGCTTTACCTTTCATCCGGTTAAGCACAACTTATTGCCCTATATCTTTGACGTCTGGAACCACTACATGGACGGCGTGTCCAGCGGTGATGAAAACATGGAGCCTTATGCGGAGGCTTTGATCCAGAATTATCGTGATTTCGATTCAACTGTTTTTACGATCATTTTGCAAAAGAACATGCGCAGCATTGCGGGCATTTATAACAACGGCTACGGCTGGGGTAATACTTTTCCGTCTGGTGCTTTTAGTGTTATCGACCGAACAACTGACAGCTTACGCGGTCAGGGTCAGGATGAACTGTCTATTAACTTCCCCTCGGTTGGTTTCCAATATAACAACCTGGAAGTGGTGGACCGATTTAATCGGATCACTATTCAATTCAATCCTAATTTTCATCCATCAGTACGTGAACAGAATTATCGGTTGCTTAGCTTTGCTGAGTACTTTGCTGGTAACTACCACGCGTATCCATGGATCAATCCATTAAAGATGGAAATGGAATACTGGAGTGCTAAGTAATGACCATTGAACAAGATCGTTTAATTGCTCTGGCGGATAACCCAGAGAGTGGTATCGATCAGCTCATCAACGAAATTGAAAACAACTGGTTTGACCGTAAGGTCAAGTTAAACAGTAAGACCCACCCGGCCATTTTTGCTGCTGACCTTATCTTGGGTACTTCCTACGGGTTTCTTAACCGTGTGGATGATTCCATCAGCAAGGTTTTTGCGTCACACGCCAGGAACATTACCGACATTGCCAAGCACATGGGTGATGAAGAAAAGATTGGCTTGTTTGGTAATCCGAGTTCCTGTACGTTGGTACTGGGTATCCAGCTGGAGGCCTTTAACAGTCTCGCTAAGGATATGACGGTTACTGTTGGTAAGGTAACTACCACGTATAAAGTTCTTTTGTTTCCTAAGGACACAGAGGTTACTTTTAGCGGCTTTACCTTTGCTATTGAGAATGGTGTGCAGATTCGTTACAGTGATAGCTCTGGCTATCAAGTTCTTTATGACGAAAGCACGCCAAACCCACAGGCCCCTATCAACGACAACGTTTTGCAGAAAGACTTCCGTGATACAGGTAACGGTAAACGTTTCTTGACTATTATGGTACCTTCTCGTCAGTTGAAATGCTTGGTTAACGAAGGCATCACTTCTAACGCGTCGTCTGGTTGCTCCGGTACTGTTAGCTATGGTGATAACCTGTATAACGTGCGGGCATTCTTGCGCCAGTCTAACTCCAACGTTATTCAAGAAATCCCTGTGTCGTTTGACCAGTATGTGTTTAACCAAAACCGAGTAACATTGGCGCTTGATGTAGACACGACTAGTCGGACGTTTAACTACGCCATCCCTGACGTGTATATTCAGAATGGCAGCGGTGTTGGTACATTGAGCATCTATACCTACGTTACTAAAGGTGTGGTCGATAAAGACTTCCGACAAGTCCCTCTTAACGAGGTGGCAGTTAACTACGCGGACTATCGCTTTGGTAGCGGGCGGCTGGGTCCTTACTCAGAAGGGCTGCGTAACTCTGGGGCAATTGCCTGGAGCGTCTTTGATCGCACACGAGGCGGTTCTAACCCACGCCCGTTCTCTGCTATTAAGGAAAGCTTTATTAATGGCCAGCGTGTTCGTAATCTCCCCATCACTGAGAACAACCTTAGCGGTGTGGTAAACAATTACGGATACGACTCGGTTAAGTCAATTGACTTCATTACAGGTCGCCAGTACGCTCTCACTAAAGAGCTTGCTAAGCAGACCAACAAGAACTTCTTCTCACCAATGGCATGCTTTGTTGGTAGCCATCTCACCTCGATTAATAACCTGGTGGGTAGTGGTGTTGTTCTTGATAACGGTAAGCGGGTTACTATTCCGCACAACGTACTGTTTGATGTGTCCGATTACACCACGCAACTGGTATCGTCCACATTAAAAGAAAAGTACCTTGGTCTAGGTAATGAGGAATTGGTGGATTTAGTAGCCAACAAGACCTTGGTGTACACTCCGTTTTATTACGTGATGGACACCACCAACAACCAGGCCGTGTTGCGCACTTACCATCTGGATGCTCCAACATTCCAGTATCAAAAGTTTGTTCAGGAAAACCCTGCTCTTGGCATCGACCTGTCTATTGGACAGATTGATATGGTTCACCAAGATGACGGCTACCTTATTACTGTGGTTACCAAGTCTAGCAAAAGCTACAAGGACTTTGATAACTCAGAAGTTGGTGCGCAAATGTCGATGAACATTGTTGACTCTGTTGCATTGGCTAGCGTGCCTGGTGTGTTCTTTGGTATTGACCAAAATGGCGAGCGTATCTTCCAGTTTAAGTTGGACACTAAGTTTGACTTGGACGTTAGCGATATTCTTTACATTAACGGCATGACAATGTTTGGTCAGCCTCAGGTCAGTGTCGGTACTTCACTCGATACGTTGTTTACCTTTATCTTTACCATGGCTGGTGACCCTCGTCAAACAGACACCACTTCGGATAAGAAGATTGAGCAGTCGTTGTTCCCTAGCTCGCAAATTGCGATCATTGAGACTTCGTATGCTGTTAGCATTGGTAAACGTCTGGCTAACCTGTACAGCCGGATTCGTCCGCTGGTTGGTGAAGGTCAGTATCAGCATTACAATCAGGACATTCCTGAGCGTTACGCTGCTAACGTCATGGAGACCGATCCAGAGACGGGTAACTTGGTTTTTGATGAACAGGGTAACACCATCATTAAACATCGCGCAGGCGACCCTGCGTATAACTCTAACGGCACCCCACGTTGGGCATACCGTAAAGGTGACTACGTACTGGATGCCAACGGTAACAAAATCCTGGTAGGACCGCGGGAGTTGATTTACCACTTTGACTTCATTGGTTTTGATGGGGCGTTCTTCTTTAGTCGTGACGTTTATGATGCACAGTTTGCTAGTGCTACTAAAGCGTCGTTGGTTAGCGAAGTTGGTTCTGACATGGATTACTTTGATACGTTGGCTCTGGACCGGACTGCATTGTTCTTCCAGCCACGTAGCAAGATCGGTGGGCAGAAGGTTATCGTCAACAGTAACTACCAGAAATACTTGCGTCAGGATCTCACGTTCTCCATTGTGTACTACCTGACTCAATCTGGTTACAAGAACCAAAACCTCAAAGACGCTTTGATCCAAGCTGCACCACAGCTTATCAACGGTGATCTTGAAGGAGCCACCACAGTGTCTGTTGCTGGGTTGGTTGATACATTGCGTAAGGCTGCTCCTGCCGATGTAGTGGGTCTTAAACTGAACGCGTTGGCCGGTGATACCACGGTTGACATTATCAGTAGTCAAGATGCATTGACTGGGTTCTGTATTCGTAAGCTGTTGAAGTTAACTAGTGACCAGCTGTTGTCTGTTCAAGAGGCCATGGAAGTTTCCTTCATGCCGCACGACAGAGCAATGGTTGCCATTAGCCCCGTATAAAGAAATATAACCTTACCTAACCCCTAGCCCTTTACGGGGCTAGGGGTTAGAGTAGGATTACTTATTCGCCCATGGGCACTTCAAGAAGGCTGTTAATGTAAACAGCGTACAACTTGACAATCAGCACATCGGACTTGTAACGTTCCAATGCATAAGACATGTCAGCAATGCCAGTGCGTGAGGTATTACTCTCGCTGATCTCTGTAGACACATGCTCTTTCAAAAGAGTAGTAAAGCCTTCCTTCAGACTAGGGAGGAAATCCGTCATAAACAGATAATCACCATCGTCCTCGATATGCTGTACTACTGGAATGTCAGACCAGCACTTGGCTTCACAAAGCTCTTCATAAGAGATACCCGTACAGTTATTCATCCCCCAGATAAAGAACAACGTGCGTTTACGGAACTCGTTGTAGAAGTCCGCTTTGGCTACGTCATTGGCACTGGCTTCAGAAATGTCGTGCAGTACCTTGCCCATGGCTCTGGAGATAAACTCGTCACCATCGAACAGGAAGGTTTGTGCCGCATCAGTACGACCAAAGAACTTGTCTACCACGGATTGGGGTAGGTTAGCCCATTTGATCATGCTTGCGTTAGCAGCCTCATCATAGGTAACAAGACCGGACAACAGGCGCTTACCTTCATGACTGTCACCAAAAATCGACTTGATGATAGCCCGACCAGCAGCCAAGCTCAAACCCTTGTTGAGTTCGTCCTGGATACTGATGATCGTTTCGTGAGCGTTGTCGATAGAAGCAACAGCGCTCATTGCTTTAGAGAGCAACTCGTCAATTGTCATACTTTCTTACTCCAACCTACTTGCTTGGCAAAGTTGTTAAAGGAGGTCTTAACTTTAGCAACGTCGCCTTCAATAACAACATTGAGGTTAGACGACAGCTTCTCCATAAACGTTTCTGCATCAGCTTCTTTAATAAACAACATGGGTGGTGGACGCCCCTTGGAATCGTGCAGAGGAGAGTGCCCGGCCGCCTTAGCGTCTTTGATGATAGCCATCATCGTGTCGATGTCACCAATCACGCCACTGTAGTAGTAAGCGTAAGTGCGGTTGTGCCAATCGATAAGGTTCATTGCCTGACGCTGAACTGTGAGCATGGCCTGAGCAATGCTGTAGCAGAACTGCGAGAAGGTACGAACTTCAATAGTCAACCGCTGGTAATCAGCCAGCAATTTACGATCGTCAGGAACGTTAGGTGCCTGGAAGAAGTCGCTCATTGCTTTAATCTGGTCGGCATCGTTTTTGTCAATGGCTTTACCCAAAGACTTCCAATCGATATTTTCCAGATCAATCTTCTTATCGGCAAGTTCTTGATAACGGCTCTTAAGGATTTGGATACCCAACAAGAGCCCTGGGGCGTCCTGCTTGATTACCTTAACCTTTTCAGTCTGAAGGGTAGCCTTCAGCTTACCGCGTACCTTGTCGAAGCCGTCAACCAGTTCTTCGTTGGTAAACTCAATCTTGTACAAAGTGCTGTAAAGCTTTTGTACAAGTTCGGTCACACCAGTGGTGTCCAAGGACAGACGGGTTTCGTTAATAGCGGCCAGAACACGAACCATCTCAGGGGAGTTAAACCCATGCAGAGTTTCACCACGTTGTTTACGAACACGAGTGGCCTCATATTCTTCCTTGATAACTTTCTTGAGGCGAGCAACGGTCTTGTCAACATCAGCGCTGACTGCGGCCATTTTGCCGCTAGCTTGTTGAAGTAGCGGCAATGCGTTGGTCAGTCCAGTGATAGCGTCTTGGTCTTTTTCCATCTTGCTTTTAAGCAGGATGATTTGGAACTTAACGTTTTCACCAGGAGCCAGTTCACCTAAGTACTTCTCGAGGTTGTACTCAGCCTTAGGAAAACCAAGACCAGCCATGGTGTCGGCAAACTGATCATGAAGATCATCAAGCGATTCATTAATAGCCGCGGTGATGCGAGCACTTTTCTTGAAGCCAAAGAAAGTCTTGACCGTGTCAACAACCCAGTCAATAACCATACGAATGTATTTGATAATGCCTTCAACCATTCCTTTGAATTTGTCGGCAATATACGAGAACAAACCTTCAGAGCCTTGAAGTGCGTTACGCTCGGACGGAAATGGGTCATAGGACTCAGTACCGCTAAGACCAAGGTTACGTGCCAGGGCTTTAGACAGACGCTTAAGGGAGAGTTGTTCAAACCCCTGCATCATGTAAGTGCCTTCGTCCTGGTTAGTTTCCTTGTAGTACTCTTCAAGGTCTATACGCTGCTTACCGTCACCAGGGATATAGGAGTCAGTTGGAGCAGAGTTACCAAGTTGTTTATATCCATCGAGTGCCTCGGAAGGCTTACTCATGACCGGAGTCCAACTCTTTGACCAGGTAGCCGACCAGAACAGGGAATGACGCCATGTTGCTTACGTCAATACCGCTTTCGCTGACGCTGGTAAAGCGTTTAGAGCAAGGCAGTGCACCGGAGCTTGCCATGGTACCCAATACCAGATTAACACGCGTCAGCACGGTCTGGTGGATCAGAGGAGCATTGATCGGCGAAACAGTGTTCCACTTGTCCAGCTGTTTCCAGAACTTTTTATCGTTCTCTTCACTGAGGCTACCGCCAGCAGCAAAGATCATCGAGCAACCTGCACGGATGTAGGCTTCGCTAAGCAGCGAGCTTTGCTCGAATGGGCACAGAACACCGGCTTCGGTCAGTTCTGCTTTTACGTCCAGTGCGTGGGCGAGATGAGACATGGGTGTAACTCCTTATACTAAAGTTTGTAGACGAGCAGACAATACGTTCAGCTCACTGTTAAGAAGAGCCTGTGTAAAGTGCTCGGTTTCGGTTTTCTTGAAATCGTTACCACTAAACAAAGAACCAAAGAAACGACGAATAACGTTATTCTCGTACCATGGTTTAAGTTCAGCATTAATAGACAGAAACTTTTCAATGTCGGTAATGAGTTGAGATCTCTCTTTAACCGGCATATCTTTAACTTCTTTCAGCTTGGCGATCATCTGGCGGACAGCGTCTTCAAAGCGGCGGTGTGGTGCGTTGTATACATCAGCATAACCGATGTAGAAGTACCCCATCACAGTGCTGAGCAAGAACGTAATCAACATACAGATCAAAATACCCGGCACACCAAAGCCTAGCACCAACAGCGCAGCAATGGTCGGAGCAAAAGCAATAGTCGTAAAGACCGTGCAAAGAATCCCGGCCATCAGACTTGTTAGCGCAATAGTGATAACACCTTGGTCTACAGCGGTACCAACAGCGGCCACCAGAGCTTTACCACAACCCATACGAATTGCATACAGGTCTGCCACCACTTCACTGCTCATGGTGGTCACACCAATGCTCAGAGCGCGACTACTATTACGGCGAGCAACCAACTTGTTAAAGTACATGATCAAACTTTCGTCGGTGTTCTTGCTGGCAATCTCTTTCAGCTCATTGATGCTTTCAGGGGTTTCATGCAGAAGTGCGTTCATGTCCTGGAGAACTGCGACACGCTCATCATCAAGTTTGCGAGAGCGGAAGAAAGCCAGACCGGCCTTTGCCGTGAAGTTGTCCATAGCCGTGGTAGCCATAAGTGCACAGCCGCCGTAACAGTGTCCCAGCTCATGGGTAATCCCCGCAGCCAGGAGTTCCTCAAGAGGCGACCCAAACTTTTGAATCTTATCGCTGGAAAAGGTTGTCTTGATATCAGTCCCGATCTTGAAGGTAATCGGAAGGGTGGCGTAACCACCGTGCACTTTGCCAGTGCGATAATCGACATGACCTTTGAACACTTTGTCCTTGCTAGCCACAAACCATTTGTACAAAGTGGTTTCGGTGTTCTTTAACAACGCGTCTACGTTGGCACTGTTAAAAACGTGGTTAGGCGAAAAGAAGCCAACGTCAACCGCAAGGTTACTACCTTCATGAAATTCGATTTTGATGTTGCTGAAGTTAGTAAACTCTTTAATGATATCTTTGATCTCATTAGCACAGTTAACTGACAAGGTGCCCTGCTCGTTAATGTTTTCTTTCAGCATGTTTGACAACTTTACATGGAAGTCATCGTTCTGAAAATTAATGAGTTCCAACCCTTCAACTCGTCGGGTAAGAAAATCCATGGAAAGCATAGGTAGCCACCTTTTAATTTTTTAACTGGGTCGCTATGAATATAGCGCAAATTCGGCATAAAATGCAGGATCACTCATGACAACCAATAACACCCCCATTATTGCCAAAGTATGCAAGAGTGCTGGTTATAGTGTGCATAACAAAGATCGCGGTCGTGATCTCCTGTGTGCGAAGATTACGAACATCCATGAAGACGGTGGGCGGACTAATTCGTTTATCGCAATCGAGAACTACAAACAACCTTTTTCGATTGTTAAAGACTTCAATCGTCAGTTTAAGCAACACAAAGATTACATCAAAGATACCATGGTTCGTGAGTATAACTTACCACGGTGTAAAATTCCTTTTGAGGTTAAGAAACAGCTATACGGTGCAGCTGACTATAAAGCCACCATGCGCGATGCAAAGAACGAGCAGTATGTGTTTGGTTTAGACCAAACAACACCAGTTCACTTTAAGCGTCGGTTCTTTGAGAAGTATGGCGAGTATCAACAGAAAGAAGCTTACACGGTAGCGGCGTTTGACGTTGAGACCGATATGCGTAAACCTGGTAAATCTATCATCATGGGTAGCGTCACCATGAAAGAGAAAGGTTACTGGGCTGGATTACGTGGTTGGTATGACGAGGATAGTGATGAAACTATCTTAACCAAGCTTAAAGAATCAGAAGATAAATATCTTGCTGAACACGTAGCTCGTCGTAAATGCAAAATTGTTTATGAATTGTTTGACACTCCTGGCCAGGTTGCCGCAGCGTGTATTGCTAAGTTTCATGAGTGGGAACCAGATTGGGTTGCCAGCTGGAACGCTGCGTTTGATATGGAAGCTTGTGAAGAAGCGTTAGTCGCCGAAGGTTATAACCTAGCTGACGTGTATTGTGATCCTCGTGTGCCACCAGAGTTTCGTTCATACCTCTATAACCCTGGTCGTACTCACAAGGTTAAAGAGAACGGTGATCGTACTCCGCTAGAACCTCAAGAACGTTTTCCATCCATTCAGTGCCAAGCTACTTGGAAGTGGTTGGATGCAATGTCCGGTTACGCAATCAAGCGTTTCTCTGACGGTAAGTTGGAAAGCTACAAACTGGCAGACATCTCTGTTCGTGAAGGTGTGCCTGGCAAGATCTACACCGAAGAAGGCCGTAAGTGGGGCGAAGGTTCCGGTCAGTGGCATCGCAACATGCAGCGCGAGTATAAGTATCTTTATTCTTCTTATAACGTCGGTGACAACTGGCCTATTGAAGAGATTAACGAAAAGACAAACGACTTGTCGCTGTCTATTCCAATGTTGTTACGTTACTCGGAATACTTCAACTTTGTATCCCAACCTAAGCTCATCTCTGACACGCTTAGCTTTGTTGCTAAGGAACACGGTTACGTTTGGGGTAGCACTCCTAACAAACGTGATACTTACTTCAGCGATCGTCTACCAACACTCAGTAACTGGATTGCACTGCTCGATACCGAGAAGACTGCCGATCTTGGTGCATTCCTGTTTGAAGGTCTTGATGACGTTCGTAGTAATGGTCGAGGCGCTACTTCTGACCTTGACGTTACTGGTGCGTACCCAACTGCAACTGTTACTGGTAACGTTAGTAACGCGACTACGATGATGGAAGTATATCGTATTCAAGGTGCAGACGCCGATCAGCTTCGTGAGATTGCAGTTAACTATGCGAGCAGTCCTTCGGCTAACGCTATTGGTCTGTCGCAACATCTGTATCGTTTCCCATCGGTTGGTCAGATGGTTAACATCTTTGAGAAAGCTCTTGCTGAACTGGGCCTCGAAGAAGATCTGTACGAACTGCAACAATCGGCTAACGATAAAGAAAAAGACGCTGTAGAAGAAGTTAAAGAGGCTGCCTAAGCAGCTATAACCCCCTACCCCAGTGATGGGGTAGGGGGTTATATGTTTGCGCCGTGGTAAAGCTTACAGACCAAACATTTCCAACAGTGCTTTGTGAGCACCGCGCAGGCGAACGTTGGTAATCTCGATCAGCTTGGCAACCTTAACCGCTTGGTTGACCAATACACGCAGAGCATCAATTTCGCTTTTCAGGGCAGCCTTATCTTTGGCATCTTTGGCTTTCTTCATACGGTCTTCAGTTTTAGTGAGGACAGCTTGGAGAGCACCTTTCTTGCCATTGAAGTCATCACCCAAAGTCTTCATTGCTGCGACGTTGGCGTTGATGGCTGTACCGAAAGCGATTACTGCACTTACTTCTTTGGCAGTTGCCACTTTCTTAACGATTGGCTCAAAAGCAGCGTTCTTAACAATGACCTTGTTAATCAACGCTTCCATTTCGATCAGGATATCCGCAGCAGGGTGATCGCTACCGGTCATCTTGTCGTTGGCTGCTTGAGCCTTAGGCGAATCTTTGTTAACAATGCTGATGAAAGCCTTGTGAGACCCTTCTACCAGATTGACTGCCTTAACAATTTTATTCTGCGCTGTTTTGTTCAGCGTAGGAAGCTTCTTAAGAGCGGCTTTAATAGCAGCACGCTTCTCTTGAGGAGTCTTCGCTGACTTCAACGCATCAGCAGTAGCCTTGTCACCACCTTCTTCTGCGAGCTTAGCCATCTTCCCGGCTTGGCTACTAGCCTCCGCATCGGTTTGGGTACCGTCAGCGGCTTTCTTGGCCTTGTCGTTACCTTCATCGATTTCTTTCTTGGTGGTTTCTGCCACTTCGGCGTTGTCACGGCTGAAGAAGAAGTTCCAGATGCTTTTGATGGTACCGACAATCCAATCCCACGCAGCCTTGAAGCCATCGCCAATAGCACTGAACACACCTTCGTTACCCTGGAGGGCTGAGAAAGGGATCATGTTGTTGGCAAACAGCACACCTTCGGCAACACGTTGGTTAGGAGTGATCTTGATGGACTCGCCACCTGCAATCGCATCCATCTGATCGACTGAGTCATCCAGGGAGTCGATCATTACATTTACAATCGGAAGATCTGGCACTACAAACGTAGCGCCATCCGCTTCATATTCGGCAACTGGGATCATTGCAATTACTCGGTTAGCCAGTTAATTACTTAACCAGGGTGTTGAAGAACTTGGTGAGGTTTTCTTTGCCTTTGGCAGTCGGGAGACGACTAACAGGGAAAGCGATGTCAACGCTAGTGCGCAGACGATGACGAGTAGCCCAGTTTGTAGCAACGCGGGTCAGGAAGGTGAAATAAGCTTCGTAACCTTCAATGGCGTTAGCTGGGTATTTGCCTTTAATGCTTTGCAGGAAGCGATACGCGCCGCCATCACGGAACAAGTTCACGTCTTGCAGGATCTCAGCCAGGATAGCTTTGGTTACCAGCACGTACTGTGGGTAGTCCAGAGTCAGAGAAGCCCCGACGGTATCAATCCAGGTAACCTGTTCTTCAAACAGTTCTTGCTTGTCACGGAACGCCAGCGTGCCGCGCACAAACTTCATGTGCTTTTCCAGGCGACGCAGCATGATCGTGGTAACGGCGGTGCCGTCTTCAGTAATCATTTCACCGGCCAGAACTTTGGCTGGGTCTTCAACCAGGCTGGCTTCACCCGAATCTTCTTCGCGAGCGACTTGAAGAGAAGGAGGTACTTCAGTAGGGGTTGGTGCTGGAAGGCCCTGATTGATAGGCTGAGTAACTTCCGGCTCTTGAACAGTGCTCTCTTGCACAGGGGGAACGTATTCGCCCTGGTTGCCATCAACGGCAGGGTGGGTAGGAGCATCGCCTTCTACAACAGGCTTGGCTTCGCCATCGTCGACAACGTTGGCTGGATTTGGGGCGGCTGTCAGCGTACCGAGGCTGTTAGGCGCGTCAAGGTCAGCGCTTTCGAGGATCAGCCCTTTAGCTGGCTCTGTAGTGGTATCAGCCTGATTGACTTGTTCTTCAGGGGTAACCTTTGGGGTTTGTTGACCCTGTTGTGGTTGTTGGCCTTGTTGACGACCATTGTTGTTGCGATTGCTGTTATTGCTCATGGGAAAATCTCCGCTTTTCGAAATATGTTTAATCGCTTGCTGATTAGCATAAAATACCCCCTGCCTCCATAAAGGAGACAGGGAGGACCTTATTTACATTTTTACTTTGTTTGGATCAATACCAGCTTTCCTAAGTTCTGCCTCTTGTTCAGGCGAGAGCTTATTCTTGCTGCTTCTTTCGGCTTTGGCTCTGAGGTCCGCATCCGTCTTTTCACGCTTGCTAAGCCCAGAAGAAACACCAGCCAAAAACTCTTCGATAATGCAGTTAGGTAACGTCAGGTAACTTTCAGGGGGGATTATTGTCCCCAGCTTATGATAACCGTAGTGTTCACTAACTTGATTCATGGACCATGGATGGAAGAAATCATGCTCTTCCGGGTACCAGGCCGCTGAGGAGTATGGTGTCTTTTTATCAGGGGTGTAAAGTTCAAAGTTAATATCAACTAATTCCTTTTCCCTGAGAATTAGAGTCTCTGGAAGAACTGACTCTAAAGAATGACCAAGCAATGCTTTGGTAATACCTTCATGCACTCTTCCAAAGGCCACACGTCCTTTACTGTTTAGGCGGTTTATTCCGAGAGGGCTTTTACCCTTGCGTCGAGTCCGTCGGTCGCTTCCGCCATCAGCAGCAACTGGACGTGGGTAAAAAAACTCATGATTGGGTCGATAGGGGTGTACCCAAACTTACGATCCTTGATGTTTTCTGGATCTTCCAGATCTTCACGAGCCTTCTTACATTTAGGGCAGACAAAGTTGTTGATACCGCAGAACGACTTCGACAAGTACGGAGTCTTGTTGAAGATGGCCGACGTAAGACGACTGTTGAACTGAGAGGAATCTTTGATAGCTTCCACCAGGCCCAGGTTGAAGTCGTCTTGGTCTTTGGCATTATCACGCGACAGAACGGTGTCCGGTTCGTCAGTGGCGGTATTGCCAACGGCAACAAACTTGTCAATCCAGTGAATGTATTCGGTGGCACCCAGGGAGGTATAGATCATATTGCGTTGGGTGTCGAATTCTTCTGGATCGAGAACTTTGGTACGCAGATCTTGCAACTCGCCAGATACACGAGCGCTGAAATAATCAAACGTCTGGAATGCGTTGGCCAACGACGGGGAACCCAGCTCGAAGTAAATCGAATCGTCGTCGTTAGACACACGGGTAGATTCCAGGCCAAACTTAGCACCTTTAATCAACGCCATGGTTTCTTCGATAGTGTAGGTAACCTTGTGGTTAAACAGGTTGCCGTATGCCGCCGATTCTTCCGGGGTGTCATGCATGTCACGGTGATGAGCCAGACGTTCAGCGTCTACTAGCTCAAAACCTTCCCAGTCGCACTTAGGCGAAGCACACACCAGATGCATGTGAACACCTTTGTTGGTGTAAGCACGCAGCAGACCAATGGTCAGGACGTCGATATCAGTCCAACGGATGACCGAACTCAGCTGGCGGAAATCACCAATGTTGCTTACGCTGGAGTAGGTGATACGTTTGGCGATAAAGTCCCAGATAACACGACCAGCAGCAATACGAGCCAAAGTGGCCGAGTTGTTGTTGACACGACGCACGTAACCTTTAATAGCGTTACGGATATCGTTGATCAGGTTACCCATGTCCATTTTGCTAGGACGCAGGATAGACAGCTTAACGAAGGAGTTACGCAGCTCGATGTCGAACACCAAGCGCCCGTCTTCGGAGTTGATCACGCGACGGCGCATGATATCCGAGTCCTTCATGTTCTTTACGTCACGCCCTGGCTTACGACCAGATACGTCAGGTGTGATTACGCCACCGCGATCGCAGAGGTTGGAAATGTGATCTTCTCGAATGGCACCGGATCGCATACGAAGATCATCAAGGAACTCCGAATAGAAGGCGACCATTTTGCCGGCACGTTCTTCAAGGGCATCAGGGGCAATTGAAGGATAGTGCTCAGCAGCAAAGCTTTGCCATTCTTCTTCTTTCTTGCGCAAGGCTGGGAGGTAATCATTATTGCGTTCAACCATTTGACGGAGAGTGATCATCTCGATGTAGGGTTCCATCAAAGCGTTCGAATGCTTACGAGACTCTTTGCTGTTACCCAAGAAGATAGTCATGAAACCATCTTCTTTCTCTTTATCGGTGAGTGGACGAATCACAACAGTTTCCGGCGGCACATGGTTAACCATGGGCGTGTTACCAGGAGTGTGCAACTCGTTATGTTTGGCGAAGGTCTTTTCGACCGGTACGCCCTGATTGGTTTCGTCAGTCATGACTGGCAAGTTCCTTAGTTAACGTCTTTGGCTTTATCGGCGTTCAGCAGTTCGTCGAGGTCGTCTTCACCGGCGGTAATCAATTCACCATCCACAGTGGCTGGCTCGACCAGGTCGGGTTCCGATTCCAGATCCAGACCTTCGGTAAGATCAGGAGACAACGTGGCGTACAGAGGCGCTACGGTCTGCATACGCTGATCGTGGAACACCATGCTGAGTTGCATTTGATTCAGACCAGGTTCACCATGTTCTTTGTAGTAGTTTTCGATGAGGTCCTGGTGCGGCTTGATGGTGCCATTGAAAACGGTAGAGGCCGAATCGCGGGTAACTTCAATCATGGTTTCCATGAAACTGATGTACACGTCAGCAAATTGCTCGAAGCCCAGACCTTCTTCTATCAGGATTTGGATTGCATTAACGTCTTCGGCAATCTTTACCACGGCCTTGTCAAAGGCAGTAATCGCGAGAGTATCGCTTTCGGTAAAGACAATAGTACCTTCTTTATTCAAACGGTCGGCAACTTCGATGACCGCGTGAACAGGGATTACCAGGTCGAGACCCTTAACCAGGGTTTCGATGACTTGTTTGTTGGTCGGTGCTTCGGCGGTAGAACCGGTGTTTTTAACTTGCTTGTGATACTTATGCAAAGTTGCAAGAGCGCCGTTGTTAAACAGCTCGGTTTCGAGCTTCTTATCGAACTTGGCAGCCAGTTGCTGCGGTGTCTTTTTCTTACCGGCAGATTTCTTGCCCGCTTTACGTTGGATACGTTTTGCGGCCATTGCTTGGTTTTTAGTGCCCATGAATGCTATAGTCCTAATTAATCCAGATGGAGAGTGTTATGCTCATCACAGCACAAGAGGCTGTACTGCTTGAACAAGACGAAGATATTGCCTCATCGGTTATCGGAGGGGCATGGGATCTTTTCAAACGATCGATACCGGAACCTCAGTCCAATATCTTGGTAAATGCGTTAAATTTTATCCTGTTGGCAGACCGCAGCGAAGTTAATCTGGACGACCCTAACAGTTTAGATAATCTTGATATGGATGACCTCATGGGTCGACCAACGTCATTCTTACCAATTCAAATTAACAACTTACTCGTAGATGAAATGATCGACATCTCCTCCAAGAAACTTCACGTCTACGATATGGTTATCGAAAACGTGTTGTACCTCTTGAAGAAAATGGGGTTTACTATTGACGAGGATCAAGTTACGACACAAAGTCTGCCGCATCTCTGTAAGATAGGTCACTTCTTTTACGACATGCAGGGTTATCAAGACCTCATAGGTATTGCGGCAACGTTGGAAAGTAAGGACGTTGATCCAGTAAGTCGGTTTATTCTGGTGTTGCAACGTTACCTCGGTGAGGATACCGACATGAGCGCTTATGAGAGCCTCATTGAAGACGTTACTGAAGTAACCCTTATGGCCATCAAAGATAGCCTTGAAGGCGGCGACGCTGGCGATAGCGGACTTCCTGCTGGCATTATTAAACGTGTACGGGCTAACGTTGAAACTATTAAAGGTACACTGGCCCACACCCACGTTCTTTCTAACGGTCAGTTAGGCGGTAGCGTGGAAAGCTTCCTGGGTTTCTTTCAGGGTGAGCTTAAAGCCATTCAAGATAACCTTGAAGGTGAAAACATCACTAAGTACATTAAAGAGCTTATTGGGATCTATCTCATTAGTGAGGTTAACACTCCCAACATTAAAGAGGCTCTTCTCAGAACTGCACACGAACTGGTATCGGATTTCCTTACCCTTACCAAATTAGAATCCCTCATCAATGGGTTGGTACTAACCGATGACTAAGTTAGAGTATCTTAAACATTGGCTAGAGGTAAAGGGGTACGCTGCCAAGGCGGCACTCCAATCCTTTATTTCTATCCAATTAGAAGATGAAGACAGTTCAGGTGCCTTTAAGAAGATTGAGCATGCCGTCTTTATTGAAGGCGGTAAGTTCCACGCGTTTGTTGATGGCAAACAGGTAACTATTGAAGGCGATGTAAACCTTCCCTTTTATCACAACGATGACTTCATTAAAGTACCTGCTGATTTCCACCCAGTATTGCAGGGCAAGAACTACGTCACTACCTTTGGTCTGTTGATCTTCAACATTATTCTTTTCTGGGAAGTGTTCGGTAAAAAGGTTGACTATGTAAACGAAGAGTTTACGTCCAGCTTTATCAAGAAGACCATTGAGCGGCTCATGGTGGATAACCCTAAAGAAGGGGAAACCGTTCCGGAAGACAAAGCTTCTGTAGATGACTGCCTCAAGTTTACTCGTCACTGTAATTACCTGGAAGGTCTTGGTACTTACTTTGTTAAGCCTGGTGGTATTGACGCGTTGACCGCTAGTCCTAAAGTTCTTAAGCGTAAAGCAGAACTCTTTGCACAACTTAAGAAAGACGGTAAGCTCAATGATCCAGTTGCGTTTACTAAGGTTATTAAAGAGCTGGTAGATCTTGACCGTGAAGAAATGCTTAATGGCCCAAGTGCCAACTTCTTCATCAATGATAAGTTCATCTCTAACGCCCGCAAACGTATGTTCATTGCGTTTGGTATTGAGCCGAAGGGCGATGGGTGGGTTGGTCTGTCGATGTCCCTGGACGAAGGCATGGACCCTAACGAGATCGTTGCCTACATTAACACGGCAGTGGCTGGTAGTTACTCTCGCTCGATGTCTACTGGTGAAGGTGGTGCTCAAGTAAAAGGCATCCTTAAACTTGTTGGTCGTCGTAAAGTAGGTAGCCCTGACTGTGGTACTAAACTTGGCGAGGCTCGCTATATCCACGAAACCTTTGGTCGTCGTTGGATTGGTAGTTTCTATTGCAAAGGTACCGAAGGGGTTCTCATCACTAAGGATAATCTGCCAGAACTTATTGGCAAGACTCTGTTGATCCGCTCCCCAGCGTTCTGTGCTGAGAGTGAAGGTAACTTCTGTGTTAAGTGTTGTGGTGAAGGCTTGGGCAAACTTGCTAACCGTCTGAGTGCCGAGGTTGTTCGTATTCCTACAACAGCCATGCTTACTCGAATGAAAGCAGCTCACATTGCTGGTGCAAGTACCGTTGTAATGGATCTTGCTATTGCAATCAAATAAAAGCAAAAAAATAAACATGACTAACCCTCCTAGCCCCGTAAAGGGCTAGGAGGGTTATGCCAAAACAGGCTAACTGGTTTTCATGGAAAAGGTGTTAGGGTCAAAACTATTAAGGCTTATTGGGGTAGGCTCCAACATAGAGGCCAAAACGTTGTTCTGTTCCAATGCGCTTTCAGCATGTCCATACAGACAGTAGACAATGCAACCCTTGCCATGGATAGCGTTGAAATGGAAACCTGAAACAATAGCAGGGTCAGTAAAGACACTGCCAAGGCCCAGAATTGTTGATATGTCATTTGCCGCTTCAATCGAATGAATAGCGAGGTTCAGACGAGAGACCGCCATTTCGTGGTTATCAGAATTGTAGCCATAGTTGGCTTCATCAATCGTGATACCATTTGCCTGATCAAGACTCTTGGTCACCTCAAGCATGTATTCTGCTGAAGTGTCCAATTGGTTCTCAGGATACTCGTTAACAAACTCAGCGCTTTCGAGTACCGATACAGCATCAGGAGCAGCCGCCACCAAGATGTTCATAATGGCTTCGATTACCAGAAATCCAACAAAGTCATTACTTACGTCGCTATACAACTCTTCTTGAGTGCTGGGGTCGATCTTAACAACGAAGTTATGCATTAGGATTAATCCTTACGCAAATCGATAATCAGCTGGATTCCAGTCAGGGTGGTATTGGTAATCTGGAACATCATACCCTTATAAGGAACCAGGGTATTAAAAGCGTCTTGCACGTACTTGTTTTGTTCAAACATTTTGAAAGCTGCCGACAGTTCTTTGGCCTCGCTTTCAATAAACTCGCTAATCTTCTTCGCTGTCGTGTAATGCGGCGGCGGAGTGATGTACAGTTGAATGAACGACTTCGATGGGTCCTCGAAAGTAACACCGGTCATAATGGAACGAATGCGCAGTTCCAACAGCTTCTGAACCAGGTGATAGTAACGACACTCTTCGATCCCGGGGGTAGGAACAGTAAGAGTAACTACTTCTTGGGCAACAGAAGGAGCAAAGGGAGTATGGCTCATATCAGGGTACCTCCAATGAGTACTACAATGTTGTCTTTGTTTATTTTGGACAACACGCTGGTTATATTTAAAAGCAGATAAGCCGCGTCAATATCTGGCTGGTTATCGGTAATCAGATCTTCGAAACGTTTACGCACTGAGGTGTGGTAATCAAGCCGATGGCCAATAGGGTCTTTAGAAAAGGAGCGGGCTTCTTCCTCACTAAGGAAATTAGCTGTTTCCACTTCACCGTCTTGGTCGTACAGAAGCTCGGTTAGAGCGCTATGATACCAACTATCACTTAACCCCTCCTCGGTGTTAATAAAGTCTGTCAGAAAGAGATCTAAGGAGCTTTGAATTGCTTTAACAACTATGTTGCTACAACTACCAATACCCTCTGATCGAAGTATCAGTGTTGCTGTACCAGGAACGGCTCGGTTATCCGCCATACCAAACCTCGTAAGGTAACACTCGCGACACTACTGCATCGCGAGGTCAGATTGAAGTACTCTAAACGATTTCTGTTTAGCTGCAAACGCTACCCGTCGTTTGTCCATACACTCGCCATGTTTGGGAATGTCCACACAGACTGGGAAGATAAAGCGCGCATCACAACGACCGCCAAATTTACCTAACAGGTTACGAACACGACCAGCCATCTGTTTGTTCCGTTGTGTGGAGAAAACAGTGTGGAAGGAAATGGCTGTGATCAATCCTGGGATGTCTTTACCGGTACCGCAGCTACCTGGGGTGGTTATCAGATTTTCGTGCTCCATGTACTTCTTAGGAGTCTTTTTATCCAATGTTCCCAGGAACGTGTCGAAGTCTTCACCCGGGTAACGCTCCCGGAACTTCTCTTTCATAAGCAGCGCCATTTCAATCAGAGTAAAGAAGAAGATACATTTAGTACCAGGCTCCTTTTGATCCAAATAAAACATACGATACATTTCGTCGGCTAACTCAAAGTAGAAGTTAGTCAACGCCTCGCTCTTAAGTATAGACTTCTCCAGTGCGATATCATTGTAACTACCGAACTGTTGAGATTGAATCTTGTACTTACGAACATCCATCTGATAAAGATAAGCGACAAAGTCAATGTAGTTCTCAGGTTCTGGTTCTTTAAGCCGGATTGCGATTGGTGCCATCCTGAGGTACATCTTGTTCATGAATGGATCGTCACCTTTTAAGGTAGCCGACAGCATGAACGTTTTAGCTACGTTACCATAAAGCATAGACAAGCATACTTCATGGAACGACTCATGACTCTCGTCGATCACACGCAGCCCAGGGGCTATCTTAGCGATGACAGTGTCAAGGCATGGTAAGTTACCATCCTTTCGCTGCGCCCGCATGTACGTGCTTATACGAGTAATAGGAAGGATAATTAACTTAGGCTCGATCCGCCCATCATTAATAATGTCTCCCAATCTTGGTAAATCAGTAAACTCCCAAATCAATACGTCTTTTGCAGCAACCTCAAACATTTCTGCTAGGTCTTTCTGCCAGATAGGGATGTAACGTGGCTGAATAGTAATCAATGTTCGCTTGCCAAGTTTCATCATGGCAAACAACGACATATACGTGTTGTGTGTCACAATGAAATCGTCGGTAATGTAAAGCCGACTTGGGTGAGCAATAGAAATGCAACGAACTGGCTCAGATATTTTAAGATCCTCGATTGACATGATTGCCAACTCGGGAACTTCTAGTCTGACTAACTCACCAGCACGCTTCTTGTAAATTGGATCACTAAACAGATCTTCTGGTCGTGAGTACCAGACGGTCATCCAATGACCCGTGTCACCGTCTTCATGACCGTGATACAGCGCTTTACCGCCTAAACTGCGAACAAGGTATTGTACTTCTTCTAATTCTTCCTTATCGTCACTACGGAACCCTAGGTAGCGATCGTCAATAACCATGAAGCCATTAGTCATCAATGAACGCAATTTGTTTAAACGCTGCTTGTTACTTCCGTACCGATGATCGAAACCTTCTTCAATATTCGGCACACGTTCTGATTTGCACAGTGGTATTGTTACACCAGACAGGCGCCCTTTAGTGTCTTGTAGCTCCAGCAACATCCTGGTACTAAAGACCTTACGGAAATCACCAGGCTCAGCCCCAGGGGCTTCTTTGCCATGATGATCAAACACATCCCACATATGGTCGAGTCCCACATCAACAGACCGGCCATCTTCAAACTTTACACGATACAACTGTTCCGTGTCTTGTGGGTACACACCGGTAACGTAAGTGACCGATCCATCCCAGGCGATTACTTTATCGCCTTTAACCAATTCGCCCATGGTAGTCCAGCCACCAGGGATTTTTACTTTGGCATACAACGGCTGAGATTTACCACCACCAGTAGGAGCCGCGTTAACTTTCAACGCACCTGGCTTTAACTGATAGTCAATCCATTCATGTTGGTGCTCTCGAGGAGTCTTAAACTGCTCTTTGATGGCAAACTCTACGTCTACCCCAACAATCTCTGGTTCTTTCTTTAAAACGATCCTGGCTTCGTTATAACCACGATACTTGGCCAGGTTGATCAGATCCTTGAGGATCGAAAGCGGCATGCGGTATTCAGTGCGATCGTTATTAGTGCGGGCAAAGACGTGCGTCGGTACCCAGCGCTTTTTACGACTGTTAGGGATTGCCTCTTGACCGAACTTGGTTAATTCAGTTCGACAATAGGGTCTTAATACTTGTGCTTCAAACTCACCGTAGAAATCCTTTACGATGATGTAGTTGTTTGCAACACTTATAGTTGCGACAGAACGCATTCAATATCCTCTTTACATAGGGGGGTGGGTACCCCCCTTGCGGGGAGGCACCTATTACGTTACCCCGTGCTGGAAGAAGGTTTCCAATGGACTGGACTGACGATCTTTTACCAGGAAGGTTTTAACGTTGCTGAGAACAGTCTGTTGACCCTCAGCAATGAGCATGGTACCAGCACCTCGGTTCTTCACACACGTCATAAAGTTCTCAAAGTACTTTGGACCAGTACCCCAAGTTAGCTTATACGACAGATTGGCTGGATCTTTACACAGCAATGCAGCCAGCATGATTTCCGGGTGTATGATGTTAATGCCCTTAGTTTCCTGGGCGATGAGTGTCCAGAACTCGGCCAGCACTTCACCAAAGATCTTGGGAGTTACTGGTTGCGATTTCCAGGCGCTGTTACGCTTGTTGAACGTCAAGAAGTTTTCTACACGACTGCGGTGAGCATCCAAGCCTTCCCGTGTAAGTGGGAGTACAAAGATTGGAGCTTTAGCCGACCAGCCATCCAGATTGACTGCAATGTGTTTCTTATCGAGAACTTCCCAGCCTTTGTCCATAAGGAACCGCAGGAACTCCAACGAGAACCGTGAGGTACGTGAGGATACAGAAGTTTGAGCCGAATGTTGTTGGATAGTTTTACCACCCACCATTACGTCTTCGATCTCATACTGGAACGTAACGTCAGCAAAGTAAGGAAGTTTATCAATCCCTACTTCGTCGAGTACGTCTAGCGAACGCAAGTCAGCTAGGTCGCGGACCATACTTGACTTGAGAATTAACTTAGTATCTTTTACGCACATCTCTGGCTTGAGGAAGATTTTGTCTCCATCAGAGGTCAGGATCTCACGGTCCTTGTTAGCTACCACGAACCGGCGACTTACAGCATTTCGGATAAAGTGCTTAGTAGAAAGCATCTTCTGACCAAGCGGGTTACAAATGGTTGTCGCAGCAAACATCCCGAGGTTTGCGTCTCGAGCCATGATGACGTTGTACGGGATAGAACCTTTCATGGCTCCCACACACTTACCACACGGCATGCCATCCACACCAGCCGTACAGAAAGCAATACTGCGGAAACGAATGGTCTCCCCAGTTTTAATCTCAAGTACGTTTGTATGGTCAATCATTCTTTCGCTACCGTCATCCATCAGACGGTATTTGCCTACGCAGGCTAGTGCCAGCTCAGCGCTAGGAATGTACATCTCAACCAGCTGGTTGCTACCACAGTCGACATCATGAAGAATGCCTTTGACCACAGCAGTTGCTAAGTGAGTTTTACGGTGAAACCATTCGGAGTCTTTCAGCCCACGGCCGTTAGAGATCAAGCTCATACCGGATGATTTACCATCACCCAACACGTCTACTTGGTCCACGATGCCTTCGGCGTAGTTACTCATGATTGCGTTTGGTAGGATCGCGTTACTCAGGTCAAATACGTTAGCACGTAAAACTGCCAACTGATATGCCTGGTTAACACTCACGCCGCCTGTGCGCGTCATCAGTGCAACGGTATTATTGATCAGACTTTCGTCATTACGAATATGGTCGCTAAACATGTTTTCGCCATCATCGATGGAGATCTCACGATTGCGTACCTTTCTTTGTATTTCGATAATGCCTGGGTTCAGCATTAACTCATCCACGCATTCAGCGCGAGCAGAGATAATGGAACGTTCGGTCATTACCGTGATCATGTTGTTAAGCTTGGCTTGCCAAGCGTGGATCAGTCGCTTGTTGTGATCGTTCTCAACTGGGTTAGGTAAGTCTCCCTTAATACCGAGGATGTAATCCAACGGAATCTTGAGAGTTCTGTCATTGTAAACAATGTTCCGGTGTTTCTCTTCACGAGGAGACGGGACCAATTCGTCAATGCTGTACGGGACGTCGTTATACTTACGGTGAATCAACAGGCCTTGCCAGGTTAGCATCAACGCATATGAATCAGACTTGGCTTTGCGGCCAGCGTCATCAACAACGTCAACCGCCTTTCGGATGTTTCGCCAACGGAGAATATCCTTTTCCGTTAAATTGGCGAAGTACCGAAGATTTACTTCCATTGTCATGTCACGGCCCTTATTGTGGGGATTGACTATCTTCTTTCAGGATAGCGTTAAGGGTTTCGTCTTGAAGCATTTCTGCCATCACATGTTCAGGCACAAAGTTATCGGCTGATCGATCTTCAGGAAGCTCTGCACGAATTGTCCAACCAGAGTCAGACAACATGTCCATGGACATTTGCACGGCTCGGTTATAGATGTACTCGTCAGGCTTAACCAACAGGTCAATGTTAAACGAATCGTTTGCACGAATGATGCGACGAGTTACCCTGGTACGCAACTCCGGGGAGTTAGCCAATGCCAAGTTCTTATTGATTTCCTGAGCACCGGCCTGGCTAGCAGTCAGACGAGCCTCAGTTTCACCTTTGTTACGGTTAGGCTTGTTTTGCAGGAAGTCTGCATATTTGTACATGTCGTTTGGTTTAGCGGGCATACCAAACATGTTGGAGAGTGGCATTGCTTGCGCACTCATATCTGTACCGAACTTATCCAACAACATGAAGTGCTGGTTAGTCATGAGTACAGGGTTGTCGCTTTCTACGTTTTCCCCAAGACTATCGTAGAAGGTAATCTTTTCTGGTTTATAGGAGTAGACCTGGCGCAGTGCACGAATGATGGCAACACCATACAGCTTGGTGTTACTAACAACTTGGACACTGATTTGTGTCTTAGCGGTGTAATCAATGTACTCTGCAATTACAGCATCACCTACCACTGTCCGTTTAACCAGCTCAGCAAACTCTGGGAAACCGGTCTCGAAGAACTTCATCAGTGTGGCGAAAGCTTCGGCGTACTTACCTTGCTTACGCAGGGCAACTACTTCTTTATGAACGCGAACGTTAATAAAGTTAATACTTTGTTCCAACAACATCGAGAAGATCTGCCGACGGAATGCCGGGATGTTGTTAATAACGATATCTGCATAGGTGCCGTCTGGTGCACGAGGTGCCATCCATTGCGGGATGATTCTTACGATTACACCTTTGTCGCCGTTCATACCAGTCATCTTGAACTTAGCACGAGCGACCACGTTTTCACGCAGGATTATGTTTACGGTCCAGTCTTTCAACTTGGAACGCTTGATGCCACGGAACAGTGTGTTGATTTTACCCAGTGGGCTACGGGTATAACTGGCGGACGCCATACGCAGGAAAGTATCCAGCTGGTTAGACACTGGAATGTCCAGGTCATTGTTAGCAGCCAGCTTTTGGTTATACCAGCGGATTACGCTGTTCCACATGTCGTTCTGACGACGTTCGTAACGATCCAGTTGTTTGGTATGGGTTTGCTCAATGTGGTCCGTAGAGCGGTTATTAGAGCGGTCCTTCATACGCTCGCTGATTACTTCCACCGACATTACCTCTGCATCCACTGGGGTGCGGAACAGAATGTCATGGTTGATGTCAGGAGTACGCAGTGCTTTCTTGGTCAGTGTGGTGAGAGCCGTTTTGCTGTTACGCTTACGGAAACCCATTACAATGCCGTCTGCACGAATACGTTCGCCAGATTCTGGCAACGCCTTTGGATCATCGTCAGTACCATACAGCATCAAAGGAACTACTTCATCTTCGTTCCAGCTGTGGCTGCGCAAGTGTTTAAACATGCACATCAGCTTTTGAGATGCCGCTACGTCGGTAATGGCGATACCGTCCTCTTCGGTGTAGTGGAATGAACCGGCGCAGGTTACCAGGTCAGTACCAAATAGCCATTCTTTGGTATCACTGATACGAGGACTTTGACCAAAGATAGTGCCTTTAGGGAATCGGGCACCTTTCTCAATACGACCCATTACTTTCTGGTCGTACACATATTCAAAACCGATATAAGTATTCTGTGTATTGTATTTAGGTAGTTCCAAAACGTCATAAGCATTGAGCTCGTCGTTCTTAAATACCAGCCACATGGCACCCCATTTGTCAATGATGTCCCCAGAAGGGCTTGGGGAGTTTACAAAGAAGACTTCTTCAACCACCATGTTACTAGGTGCTTCAATGCGACGCGCACCTTTTGCATATTGGTATTCTGCACCAGTGATGATCTTGCGTTTAGAACGACCATTGGTGTCTACGGATTTAGGGATCATGTTACCAACCATGTACATACGGGTTGGTGATGAAATCCATGGGAAGCATACAAGGTTAATACCGACGCCTTGCAGCTCTGGGTCCATTTGGTTGGGACGTTTTAAATATTCGAATTGTTCCGGTAAATTGTCAAAATCAAGCATGGTCCCACTCCTAATAAAACTTTATACTAGCACACACTGATGATATAGGTTCAAAAAAGTATAACCACTCCATTATAGAGATTAAGTCATGCCAATTGGTTCTATTCGTAATAGTGCAGCTAATGCCGTCTTTTTTACTCCAGAATACAAAACTCTTGTTCGGTCTCTTAAAGAAATTCTGGTAAAAGAAGCTCAATCAATTCCTGTTGTTAATGCTAACGAGCGATACGCTTACCGTTACGACTTTTACAGACTTCTCCGCAGTTTAAAGATTCCTAGTCATATGTACTGGACGGTTGCATTTCTTAACGGTGTTACTGATCCGACCAAGGATAACAGTAGCATTATTGAAGTTTTGAACATTAGCGAAGAATCAGTACTCCGCGCTATATCACGAAGTAATACACGGGAAGGTTAAAAAACAATTAATAGTAACCAGTACTCCAGCCTTGCGGCTGGAGTACTGGATTATTCACGCATTAATAAACTGGGTTATCGAACTGGTTACCAGTAACGATACTACCACCGCTGGATGCTGCCGGAGCTTGTGGTTGCATCATACCGCCAGCCATTTGCATCATCATCAACTGTTGAGGGGTCAGACCCATCATTGCCATCATTGGGTTCATTGCCCCAACACCAGGTACGGATAATCCTGGGATACCGGAGTTTTGTGGAACCGCCGATACGTCATTACGCTGCAACATGGTGCCTGCACGAGTACAGGTATAAACAACCTGCGAGTTAGTCAGGGTGTTCAGTGCGTAGTGACGGATCTGATTGGCGTATGGATCGATCTCGTAACGCAGGTAACGGTCACCGGTGATCATCGGTGGTGGTGTTACAACAAAACCGTCAACAACGCCAGTCATCGGCATACCCATTTGCTGGGCATTGGTAACTTGGTGTTGTTGCAGTTGATTTTGCTGTACCGCTGGTTGTTGATGGTGATTCGACGTAACCGAGAACATGTTGGCCATGCCGTTCATGGCATTGGTACTTTCGGCCGCTTCGTCCTGGGTGTTGTGGGTGTTGTAGTCCAGAGAAGGAACCTGACGATACAACGTCGGGAGTTCTTCCATCTGCTCGGTCCAGCTCAGATCGATTGGATAGATACCCAACTTATCGAAGTCACCACGGAACATGTTCTGGATTCGGTTCATTTGCTCGGCAATCTGCTCGAAGCAACCGAAGTAAGAGATCATGCGGGATGCCGACGAGTTGGTTGACTCGTAGCTTGCACTTTCTGGATCGGTTACAGCCGGGATGATTACTTGGAACAGGTGAGCCAGCAACTTCAGGGCGCCACGAGAAACAGACACACCGTTCAGTTCGACAGTCTGGTTGTCGGCCTGGCCTTCGCTTTGAGAGAGACGTTTGATGATCTCGCTGTACATTGGGAAGACGGGCTTGGTTTTGTGGTAAACCTTGCTACCGCCGCTAGTCTGACTACGACCGGCGCCTTTGGAAACTTTCAGGTGAATGAAACGGGTGTCGATACCGTTGTCATCGATCTCGACGGTGAACCGGGCCATGATGCTTTCCAGCTCATCGATGGTCTTCTTCTTGGCCGCTTTGAGGGGTTCCAGGATGTTGAGGATGTTCTGGTTCCAGTTACGCTTTTCTTTGCCGGCAGCGATGCTTGCAAGGATCGGAGGATACTTCTTAAACAGCTCCAGCAGTTTGATACCGACCATGCGACGGATGATCTTGAAGATCTCGGTCTCTTTACTGGTGATATGTTCACAGCCTGGGTGGAAGAAGACCTTGTCCGAAGTGTCATTGGATTCCAGAACTTCGGTTACGGGCAGGAACAGGAACATGCCGTCCACACGAATGTCGATTTCCTTATTGCCTACCGACAGTACAATCTGACTGTTGGGTTTGACGATACCGCCAATCGCCATGAGGATTGCTTTGTACAACTTGTTGAGATCGTTCATTCAACTGCCCTTATTAATTGATATATTCGCGAAGATTGTTCAGGAAGTTTACCGCATCATTAACACCGGTTTCAGTACCAGCGATGTTCGGACTAGTCCGACAGATGTAGTATGTCGCATTGGTGTAATTTTGCATGGTCTGTTCGTCGCCATTGAAGAACAGTTCCACACTGGTCTCACCAAACAAAGAGCAGGTAACAGAAATGTTTACGATGGTACGCTGATGTTCATAACCAGTGTTGAACTTGGTGTAGAACTTATCTTTAAACAATTGCGTAAAACGTTCCAGCCGGTTAATGGCATATGGGTCCTGGTCGGAGATCGACATGAACTCACCGGTTACCAGCTTAACGCCATCTTCATCCATGAAACCGCCGAACTCTGCCACGTTGTTAGTAGCAGCAAATACGACGTGGGTCAGACCGGCACGGATTGCCAAGTCAGCACAGAGAAATGCGATTTCTTTTGCTGTGGACTCGATGATAGTAGTAGCGCCGTAAGCGTAAGACATCGCCACGTTGTCTACTTCGTCGAACAGGTTAGCGTTCAACATACGGTCGTCGAGTACATCTGTAAAGTTTTCGAAGACGCTGGCAATCTCGCCCAGAGTAAACCCTTCAAAGCCTTTATAGTGCCAGGTGCCAGTAGCAACAGCCATAGCACGGAAGAACTCGTTATCCGATACCAGCTGCTCAGCCATGGAGTTGGCGTAGATGCTGCCGGATATACTGTCTTCAATACCCATGCCGCCAGTAACGTCATCATGCATCACGTTACCAGCAATTTTCAACAACTGTTTAGCGTAATGTGTGCTGTCCATGTTTTGCGTTTTGGAGATCAACAACGCGTTGGACAGGTCAGCGGTAGCGTTACCGACATAACCGGCTTGGCGACCTTCTTGTTCAGTAGAGATGTATCCCAGCACCTCGTTACCGATGTCGATAGGACGCATTGAGCGCAGTTTCTTACCAGTGTTTGGATCACCGAGCAGGAACTGTGCCGAGTTGTTTACTGTTTGACGAACATCAGGCATCCCAGTCATATCACTGATGCTGGTGATGTCAATACTCCAGGTGCGTACTGGAACAAAGCGAGTAGCCGGATCGATACCATCTTCGCGGGCTTCACCGCCTGCGAGGTAGCCAAGTACGATCAGCTCTACTTCTTTAAGTGCACTTACCATTACAGAAAAACGAAGTCGGCAGAGACCACGGCGCATGTTGAAAGTATCTTCAATCTCTACAGCGCCGCGTGGCTGAACAGTAAGACCGCCAGATTGACCGGCGATATCATTGATCATGCTTTCTACCAGACCGCCACGGTTAACCTCTTGGATCATGAGGTCTACGTTTTGCGATTCCAGGTTGAGCTGATTGTGACGATGAAAATGTACGTGGTTTGGGTTGCCGATGCCCATTGTTACGTCGCGTAGTACGATGTCTGCCATTTCTTACATTCCTTATTAAGCGTTAACTTTTCTAATGAGGGTCATGAATTCGGTCTTGATTGCGTTTTCTAGATCAATCGAGAACAAATCCCCAGCGGAGACCCGGTCGTAAATTGTTTCATTTTCCAGTACACCGTATTCCAAGTTAGAACGCCAGATACCTTGACCGAGGGAAGTCATGAACGCGTCTGCGTTAAGGATAGCTTCGTTGTAACCACGGTTCTCACTGTTACGAGATTGCACGTCACAGATAGAGGACAGATAGTTCTTGTCTTCATCAGTTAAACGCAACCCGTCTGCAAGGGAACGGATACCAGTCGGGTCTACTTGTGCGCCCAATACACTTGGTAGATAAGTGAACCCCATTTCGCTCAGCTTCACTTGGGCCAATGCAATGGCTGCCGTAATCTGAGTATAGCTGCAAGCTTCCCATATAAAGGAAGAGACATCACCCGAGTAAACGAGCATTAGCAACTGGTGTACGTGTTCGTGCAAATCAAAGTCCCAGTTAACCGGGAGGTTGTCATACACTTTTTCTACAAGCTTTTCATTCTTGATATTCAAAGCTAAGCACTGGTATTTAAACCGGTCTACAAAGCGAGGCTTATCGGTCTCGTCAAACAAACCAAAGCTAAAGAACTCAGCATCAGCTTCTTGGTCGGCTTCTTTAGTCTCGGCCGTAATACCATACTTATCCAATGACGATCGTTTATCTTCGTCATCACCGCCTGGTCGGCTTTCTTTTGCCTTGAATACAACGCTGTTCTCATGCTGACGAACTGCACCGTTAATACCGTTGGCAATATTCTTGTCTTTTTCTGTTTCAGGAATTACTGCACAGCACAACCTGTCAAAGATCGCGCTATACAAAACTTTCTTAATAAATGTCTCGCTGCCCCCGCCACCATCAATTTGAGTTGGAAAACCTCGTTTATCAAAAGAATGCTTAAAGTAGGTTTCCAGTTTCTTCCAACCTGGCATGCTGGTAATCAGTATGTTGCTACTCAGCAGTTCACCACACACGATCTCGCTGTAACCAGCACCCATGATTTGATCGAAGCGATTAAGCAGACCAAAGATGATTGGATAAGTTGCTCGTGCCACAAACGCCAGCTTAACCAGGTTTACATAGTCCTGATCAGTAATAGTTGTTTCAAGTG